GATGAAATGGTAGAGATATGACACAACGCATTATATTCCTTGACATTGATGGACCTGTGATCAATACACCATGCTTTTGGGTAGATGGCATGGCTTCTCTACATAGGTCTGTCATGAACACACAAGCAATCGGTATTCTGAATCGACTCGCTAAACTCGCGAGTGCTCGAATCGTGACAAACTCAACGCACAACTATTTTACTGTTCCTGAGACTGGTCGAACTCTGAAGGACGATCTAATCAAGTGGGGTCTGAAAGAGGAATATATCCATGATAACTGGCGAACAGACTTTCCTTGGCCTGATTGGGGAGACGGTCAATCGATTCATCGTCGCATGAAAGGTATTTTCGGTTGGCAAGAGGATAACGGTGTTTCGGATTGGATTTGCTTCGATGACGAGACGTTCGTTGATGATGGTCGTCTATTTGTGATTGACTTCGATTGTGGTATTGACTATAATGTATATCTAAGTGTTTGTGAGCATTGGAAGATCAACCCGAAAGGAATTATTTTTTGAAAAAATCATCAAACATGTTTGATGTGATCAACTGGGCACCACCAAACTATACCATATGGCGCGTTCATGGCAGAGATCGCGGTAGAGTACAACGTCTGTTTGATAATCGTTATGGCTGGCACTTTCGTCTCATTTTGGATGGTGCACGACCTGTTCGCAGTCATGCAGCGTCTTGGCAAGATGCGTTCAATGAACTTGAAGATGTGTACATCATAAAGGAAATAGTAGGAGGCTAATATCAATATTTTCTATATCGACCGTGATCCGTACAAAGCCGCTGAACAGATGGTCGACAAGCATTGTGTAAAAATGGTTTTAGAAACTGCACAGTTGCTTTCGACCGCACACCGTCTACTCGACGGCGAAGAGTATGTTGGTCAATCTGCGTCTGGTCGTAAAGCGAGGCGTTGGCGTTTGCCTGATGATCGTGAGAACGTTCTATATTCAGCCACACACATCAATCATCCAAGTGCTGTGTGGTGTCGTCAGAGCAACAACAACTACACATGGTTGTTCTGTCACCTTGTCGGTCTCTGTAAAGAGTATACATATCGTTATGGTAAAATCCATAAGATTCAACAGAACACGGACTTTATGAGGATGCTTCAATCTTTACCACATAACATTCCTGTTGGTCATCTAACGCCTGTCACACCGGCTATGGCTGAAGAGTATCTTGTCGGTAAAGATTCTTTGTTATCATATCGCAACTATTACAAGCAAGGCAAAACGCATCTACATAAGTGGACGATACGCGAACAACCGGAGTGGATAAAATGAGTCATGATAGAGGCTGCTATTGCGGTCGTGAGAAGTATGAATATAATGATTGCACACGGGATGGATGCTATAACAGAGAACCTAAGACGGTAAAAAACGCGACCGTAAAAAAAGTATCACGCAAATCGTATGAAATCTCAGGCTATGTAGTCATTCCGCCACTCAGTCCTTGGGAAGAAAAAGATCGTGATAAGATCATTCCTGAAATGTCATATCGAACTTTTTCGACTACTGGTTCTGGCGCATGGTCGATACATACGACGACAGAAATAGCCGATTTTGACTTCTCTAAGAGAGTGTCGCAATGGTTTGATCTTGGTTATAGATTGAAGAAAGCCAAGATGATCATTGAAGATGAATGATAACTAAATAGGAGTACAGATGCCAATTTATAGTTTCTCTAACAAACAGACCGGTGAGGAATATGAACTCACCATGTCATATGATGATTTAGAAAAGTACCTTCAGGAAAATCCTGAAGTAAACCAGACGTTTCGCATGAATCTGGTTGATCCTGTTGGTATCGGTGTCACTAAACCTCCTGTTGATTTCCAGAAACATGTTCTAGGTAGAATCAAGTCTTCAGTTCCTAATGCTGAAGCGGTGGCGAACAAACGTTGGGATATTCCGCGTGAGGTTTAGTTGAAATATAATAAAACTCAAACAGAAAATAAAAGAAAGAGGCGTCCGGTAAAGACGCCTCTTTTTGTGCATAAAGGAGTTAAAATGGCTAAAAGAGCAAAGAAGAACAACAATTCAACACAAAATCAAACACAAAATAATCATTTTGAATTGAGAACTATCAAGCCACTAACAGCAAACCAACAAGCAACATTTGAAGCATACAAACAAGGATATAATCTAGTTTGTCACGGCTATGCTGGCACAGGCAAAACATTCTGCGCTCTTTATCTAGCATTACAGGATATACTTTCATCAAATTCACAATATCAAAGAATCGTGTTGATAAGATCAGTTGTTCCTTCTAGAGATATGGGATTTTTACCAGGTTCTATAAAAGATAAGATAGCAGTGTATGAAGACCCTTATAAAGAAATATGCGACGACCTTTTTGGACGAGGCGATGGATATGGAATTCTTAAGATGAAAAAACTCATAGAGTTTACGACAACATCTTACCTTAGAGGGTTGACATTCAACAATTCTATTGTTATAGTCGATGAAACGAACAATATGACCTATCAAGAATTAGATACGGTAATGACTCGTTTAGGAAATAACTCTCGAATTATATTTTGTGGTGATTATAGACAGACAGACTTGAATAAGCCATATGATAAAACAGGAGTCCGTGATTTCATGAACATTACAAAAAGAATAAATAGTTTTGTTCATATTGAATATCAGAAAGAAGATGTAATCCGAAGTGGTGTAGTTCGTGATTATATCATAACCAAAACGGAAATGGGCTTATGACAAATCTCATCAATAACACTGTAAATGTATTAAATAAACAGTTCAATAATGTAAAAAAATTGAATGAAGAAGTTATTATCGAAGAAACGGAAAGTGTTTCGTTTTCTGACGATCAAATACCTGAAGGCATGCCTAAAAACATACATGATATCATGTTTCATCTTTCAAGTCCAAGCGATCCTACAGGAACTAAAAGCGGTAAGATAGTGATGAATGAGGCGGTATTATTTGACATCAATAGAGGTGACAAGCCAGGTGTAATCCAAAAACCTTCGGGCTTGGCACACAAGTCAATGGGACTACCAAAGACTGCCGCCATGATCGACAAGGCACAAGAAGAGGGTCTTGGAGAGAAAGAGAATTTACATAAGAAAATTGGTGCCGGTTTCGGTAAAGCTTTTGAAGAAATGAAGAACGAGGATCCAAAGGTAACTCGATCAAAAGTTAAGGAATCGAGGGCGGTATTCAAGTCTTTTGCACAGTCTCGTGGTCTAAAAGCAAAGACCGCTCCATCTATGATGGGTGGTAATATGAAAACGGAAAAATCATCCGGTGAAGGAGTTTTGACAACAGGACTTAATCTGGCACCTCATGCAACATCTGGTCTTCATGGTTTTGACGTTTGCCCAAAGGCTTCGAAAGAGTGTAGAAAGAATTGTCTAGGAACTGAGGCTGGTGGTAATAGACAATATCCTGATGCCGCCATGTCATCTAAAGTTCTACGAACACATTTCATTGCAGCGCATCCAGAACATGCCGCAAGAATTATTGATCATGAAATCACAGCACATAAGAAGTCTGCTCAAAAGAAAGGTATGATTCCAGGTGTAAGAATGAATGTGACATCCGACATTTCTTGGGAACATCATGCACCACATATGTTCGAGAGACATAAAGATGTTCAGTTTTATGATTATACGAAACTTCATAATCGAGTGCTACGATCACTTGCACCAAAAGAAGAGGATAAACATTTTAATAAGATGGGACACCCCAGCAACTACCATCTAACTCTTTCTCATACAGGCAGCGGACACGATGAGTCGAATGATAAGGCTGCATCGGAAGTTCTGAAAAAGGGTGGTGTTGTTGCAATGGTATTCCAGCGTGGTAAAAAATCTGGTGGACTTCCATCACATGTTGTAGATCATTCAACAGGACACAAATATCCTGTAGCTAATGGTGATGATGATGATAACACATTTGATCGTCATACAACCTTAGGTAAAACAGAGGGACAACCACATCACGGTGTCGTATCTGGGTTAATGTTAAAGGGTGTTAAGAATGAAGATGCCGGCAATTTTGCCAATAAGACCGAAGATGGTATTGGTCATATTAATAAGTCAAAGTCATCGGGAATTTCAGAATCTTTCCTCGATAAGTTCAGAAGAAAGAGAAGTTCATAGAATAATTGAAAAGTGAAAGAAGAAATATAGT